TTTAACATTCAAAGAACAATCATGATACAAACAATAAAGTAATGTTGAAATAATTGTATGCTTAATTTCATTGTTATTCAAATCCTGGAAATCGGTTTCATTATTAATATTTAATGAATTTTCATATAAAATCAAATTATCCTTTTCATCCAATGTTGATAAAACATTGAGATTGTTTACTACAATACTATCTAAATCCATTTATATTTAGATAATATTAAATTTTTAAGTATTTACAAAAGTATTTTATAAAGATTAATTATTTAGTTCTTCATTTTGCTCATAAGAGGATCAAAAATATACTTAACAGCTACTACAAGGAGAACAGCATAGACAAAGGAGTGGAAAATAAGGATGTTATTTCCACTTAAGTTTAAGTTTACTAATTTCCTGAGATTACTGTCTACAAACTTAAATACGGCAGGGTTAGCTACAACGTAAAAAAGAACACCAGCTACAACAGCAATTTGGACGAGTTTTTCATTGAAAACATTTGAAAGGGCTCCGGTTACATCAGAATGGAAAGGCATTTTATAATATTGAATAGAAAAAAATTTTAAGCAATTAAATAATTTTTATTAATAAATAAATTCTCAAAAAATACAAATCCATTATTTTCCAAAATTTCTTTCATAGAAACAAAATTTTTATCCGTTTCATATAAAATTACATCAAAATTTATTTCCTTAAAAATATTCCAAATTTCAGTTTTATAATTAAATAAAAATAAATTGAAATCTTTATCAAAATCTTTTATTTTCTTTATAATTACTTTTTCTTTTTCTTTACTTTCGATTATGATATTTTCTTTTTCATTTGAAAAATTATCAATAATTTTTGAATTTAATCCTAAAAGGGAAAAATCTTTCTTAAATATTTTTTTAAGTCTATATTGAATTTTATTATGCTTTAAAACAATAGTTTTTAAATATTCGGGTTTATCAATTACTTTTCCATCTAATTTAATTTCTTTATATTGAAAATCATTTACATTATGCATATTAATAAATTTTATACAATCATAATAATTTTCCATTTTTCTATCATTACCTTTATTATAATGAAAAGCATTTGCTTCATTATATAAAACATGCCAATCAAAACCACATTTTTTCCAAAATTCTTTTGTATGTAATAATGTTCCCTCAAAAGCCCTCAATGATTCTTCTGTTTTATATATTTTATCATTGAAATAACATAACATAGAATCACAATAAACACATTCTAATTTACTTTTTTGTAAAAACTTTAGTTTGCGTTTCAAAACTTTCGGATCATAATGAGCATCAAAATCCAAATGTAAAATATAATCATATTCTGTTAATCCAACACCATAATCTCTTTTAAAACCATTTGGTAATGTATTTGTTTTTAAGAAATAATCTTTTAAAAATTTATTCTTTTCTTCATCTTTTTCTTTAAAATCTATCTTTTCTAAATATTCTTTAGAATTATCCATATGAATATAAATTACATTCTCTTCTAATGGAAATAAATCCATATTAGAATTATCTGAATCATCTATAATTATCCATTCTAATTTATCTTTCGGATATTCTAATGAATGATAATTATTAAGAAATATCGGTATTAATTCAGTATATTCATCCATTAAAACTACAATCGAAACATTCGGTAAAGTATCAGTTATTTCTGTCATTTCTTAAAATAATGAAATTATTTTTATATATTTTACTTATATATGAAAACTTTAAAAAGAACTTCACGAAGACGTAAAAATCGTGAATCTAGAAAACTTGTAACAGATAAATCAATTAAAAAACGTTCTGAAAAAATAAGAAAAGTTTCTGTAAATAAATATAATATTTATATCATTTGTAAAGATGAAGAAAGTTTCTTAAAAAGATCTCAACCTTTACAAAAAAAATATAAATCTAAAATTTGTAATATTCAATGGATTCCAGCAGAATATTTAACATTGACTCAATGTAATAAATCTTTATTAAAAAAATTAAAAACTTTACATAATACAAAACAAAAAAGAATTATGGCCACTTTAGGTGTCATAGCAGCACATAGAAAGGCTTTATTATCTATTTATTCTAATCAAACCGATAATAATATTATTTTAGAAGATGATGCTTTATTAATGAATGCTTTACCTTTACCTCCAAAAAAATCATGCTTTATTGGAGGTTGGATAATTCCCCCTAAAATAACACAGATAGGCAAAGTTAAATTAAATATAAAACCTAAGAAAGGTTTAAATAAAATAGATTTTGATACATTTAAAATACTTTGTTCACATTCATTATTTATTAAAACACATGAAGAAGCTACAAAATTATTAGATATGACTATACAACCTGAAAAACTTAAAAATTATGATATTTTCCTTTCTGATACGAAATTCTTTGATTCATATTATTATCCTTCTTTATTTGTTCAAGAACAAACAATAGAAGGTAATAAAGTTGTTAAAAATAAAAGGAATTATGGAAGAACTTATAATTATGGATTATAATTTATTTTATTTTACTATGCCCCGATTTTGTTAAAAATCTTGGATCAATTGTATCGGGACAATTTATTAAATTTTCTCTTAAATAACAAACAAATGTTAGCCTCGTATATAATTTATCTATACCTACTGTCCCCACTTCAACATTATCATGATAAGCTTTCGGTATAGATACATTATATTTTTTGTCTTCTTCTGTTTCATATATATCGGTATTACTATGCCACTGATGTACATCCATGGCTAAGAAATCATTATTCCTTACATCCACTGCCACTCCAAATTGAGGAAATATCGTATAACCACCATGATATTTACCTCTCTCTATAACTGAAAGATTACCAAAACCTTCACAAAAATCACCTTTATCTCTATGAAGAGCTGTTCTAAAATTACGATTAATAGTTATAGTAGAGAAACTTGTTCCCGGTATCTTTAAATGGGGTTTTTTATTTGCCCTTTCAAGTTGTTTACAATGACAATTAGGAACTAATTTTTTATATAATGAATCAATTTTTTGTAAAAATGGCATACCAGCATTATATTGATCGAAGTAAGTCCTTGTAAAATGAGTTAAACGACAAGGTAATTCACAAAAATTTTTATTTTCAGCAAAGAACCCTATAGGATTTGAAAAAACTTGATTGTTTACTCTCATTTTAGATTGTTCTCCATCTGATTTTAAATAACTTGTTGACCATTTTTTAGTAGCTACTAATTTTCTTTTTTTCCAGTAATCATTTTTATCATCAATAGGACCAGCACTTGCTCCTCTACCTCTACTTGGTTTTGCTAAATCTTTATAATTTAGCCATCCTAATTTAATTTCATTATCTGTTAGAGCTTTCTTTCTATATTTTAATAATAATTTCTCTTCACCACATTCATCTTTATAATAAATATCAATATTACTTTGAATAACAGGATATTTCATATAAGATTCATCAATAAAACAACCTTCTAATGCTTTTGTTTCTTTATCAGTTAAAACTTTCTCAACTATTAATTTCTTTATTCTTGGCATTTAATTAAAGTAAGATAAAAAAAATATAATTTATCCTTTAAAATATTAGCGACAATTAATTAAAATATATAAAATCAAAACTATAACAATTCCTATTAATATTTTATTACCATAATTACTTTTACTTTCACTATATTTTTTATTATAAATCTTAATTACTTCATCGAATGAATATATTCGTTTATTATTTTTCTTATTAACTTCATTATGAATATCAATTAACCATTTTGTTAATTTATCTTTTGATTCTAATGCTTCATCTAAATTATGTTTTGTTAAATTTTCTTGATAATGTTTGGCACATGTAGGGCATGGTAAAATGTTCTGTAAATTTTCAAAAAATTCTTTATGATACATTTTTTGTTCATTTGTTGGATTATCGGGATAATATAATGTTATACTATGAAGAAATGTCCAAGCACCTGGTCCCCATATTTCTGGATTCATATAAATATTATAATATTATTTTTATGATTATTTAAAAGAATAACCATTTATTAATATATGGAAAAATTTTGTAATAATTGTGGTAATATCGGACATTATTATAGAGAATGTAAAAATCCTATCATGAGTTATGGGATAATTTTATATCATAAATTTGATGATATTATAAAAATAATTTTAATAGAAAGAAGAAATTCTATAGCTTTTATTGAATTTTTAAGAGGTAAATATGATATAAATAATCAAGAATATATACAAGTATTAATAGATAGGATGAATTTACAAGAAAAACAATTAATTATAAATAATGATTTTGATACACTATGGAAAAATCTATGGGTTGATTTAAATAATATAAATAATAGAATCAAAAGAGAATATGAAAAAAGTAAAATAAATTTTAATAACTTAAAAAAAAGAGAAAAAAATAATTTAAAATATTTTATAGATATTTCATCAACCAGTTATCAAGAAAATGAATGGGAAATACCAAAAGGAAGAAGAAATAATAGAGAAAAAAATAAATCATGTGCGATTCGTGAATTTGAAGAAGAAACTAATATTTCTGAAGATAAATATAAAATAATAAATAATATAGTTCCTTTAATAGAAGAATATAAAGGTATTAATAATGTTAATTATAAACATGTTTATTATATTGCCAAGATAAATGAATTTGAAGAATTAAATGTAAATCCAAATAATTCTAATCAAATATTAGAAGTAAATTCTATCCAATGGTTATCCAAAGAAGAATGTTTTCAAAAAATAAGAAAATATAGTAAAGAAAAAATTCAGGTAGTTAATAATTTTTTTACTTTTATAGAAAATATTAATGATAGTAATATTAAAAATATATAATAATATATATGGAAAAATTATCACAAAAAGAAGTAGGAATTTTTAATGAATTTAAAAGGTCTATTTCTGATATTACAAATCATTCACGATTATATGATATATTTAAACAAATAAGATTTGATTTGATTAATTCACAAGAAAATAGAACTTTAAATATAAATAAATTACAACTTGTAAAAAAATTAATTGAAGAATTAGATCTAACAGAAGAAGATTTAGAAAAAATAGATAAGAGATATAAAGATTATGGTTATAAATCTTATCCAGATCAAAATAATCCTAAATTTACTGAATATATCAGTAATAAAATGGAATTTGCTTATAATAAAAATGAATTTAATATAAATAAAAATCCATGCGAACAAGATTTTGAAAAAAGTGAACACCAAATATTTCTTAAAAATTTTATTAATAATAAAACACCTTATAAAGGATTATTATTATATCATGGTGTAGGAACTGGTAAAACATGCACAGCTGTTACAATTACAGATAATTTTAGAGATCTTTATGAAAGAGAACAAAAAAGAATTATTATTTTAGCTCCAAATAAAGAAATCTTATCAGGATGGAAACGGAATATATTTGATGTAAAAAAAGGTGTTGATCAATGTACTGCTGATACTTTTAAAAATATACTTCATAACTTTGATAATACCTTTGATGAAAGAACAGCTACACCAGAAAAAACAGAAAGAATTATAAATAAAGTTATCAAAAAATATTATGAACTCTATGGTTACAGAGAATTTTCTGGTATTGTTGAAAAGCAAATCAAAAGTTTATTGCCAAATCTTACAGGTAAAGCATTAAAAGAAATTAAAGAAATTAAAGAAAAAGAATGTATTAAAAAAATTTATTCAAATAGAATTCTTATAATAGATGAAGTACATAATCTTAGATCAAATCTTAATGGAAATTCGGATGAAGCAACAAGTAAAAAGAAATCTTTGGAAATGTTACAAAAAATTGTGACATATGCCGATAATTTAAGATTATTATTATTATCTGCTACACCCATGTATGATAATTCTAATGAAATTTTATGGTTTATTAATACACTTCTTTTAAATGATAATAGAGCATTTATTAAACCAAGAGAAATATTTTTAAAAAATGGTAAATTTACAATTCATGGAAAACAAATTTTAGAGAAAAAAACAAGAGGTTATATTTCATATTTAAGAGGAGAGAATCCTGCTTCTTTTCCAATTAGATTATATCCTGATATTAATAAAGATCCAAATTGTTTAGATCCTTCAGATAAGAAATTATATCCAAATATTAATATTTATGGAAAACCAAATCCTGATGAAAATAAAATAAAATTTTTAAAACTTTATAAAAATGAATTACAAGGTGAACATCATGATTATTATATTGAAAAACTTAAAATATATGAAAATTCTACTGGTTTAGATTTAGATAAAACACTTAGTATTCGACAGGTTTCGAATATTTTATTTCCTAATAGTCTCGAAGGGAATTCTGGTTTTGATGAAGTTTTTGACAAAAAAGTAAATCAGGGAAATAGTATATATTCTTATAAAAATGGAATTAAACCATTCTTAGATGAATCAAATATTAGGAATCATAGTATGAAATTTTTTAATATATTATCAAGAATATCTTCTTCTGAAGGAATTATATTTATTTTTTCTGAATTTTTAAGATGTGGTGTTTTGATGGGTGCTTTTGCCCTTGAACATATGGGTTTTAAAAGATATGGTAATAGAAATATTCTGAATATTAAAATTAAAGATAAAGATTTATTACATGTTGATTCTGAAGGTAAATTAAAAAAGAAATCACAACTTAAACCAGGAGAAAAATTTAATCAAGCTTGTTATGTTTTATTAACAGGTGATGGTGAATTATCTAAAAATAATACTGAAGAAATAAATGCTTTAAGAAATGATAGTAATATATCGGGTGAAATTGTAAAAGTTATTTTAGGTTCAGGTAAAGTCGCTGAAGGTTTAGATTTTAAAAGAGTTAGAGAAATACATATTTTAGAACCCTGGTATAACTTAAATAAAATAGAACAAGTAGTAGGTCGTGGTATTCGTTTTTGTTCTCATCAAAAATTAATAAAAGAAAAAAGAAATGTAACTGTTTATTTACATGTCAGTTTTACAAAAGAAATTGAAACAGCTGATATAGAATTATATAAAGTTGCCGAAAATAAAGCTATTGAGATCGGTATTATTGAACATGTTTTAAAAGAAAATGCTGTTGACTGTTACATTAATAATGATATAAATCATATTAAACCAACAGATATTGTTAAAATTAATATAATTACATCACAAAAAAGTAATGAAATAATAGAAGATAGTGAATATAATCGCCCATATGATAAACCATATACAAAAGTATGTGCTTATAAAGACAATTGTGAAATAAAATGTCTAAAAGAAAATACTTATATAGATGAAAGCACAATTGATTATGATCTTTTAACTGATTTATCTGATAGATTAATAAAGGTTATTAAATATTTATTTACAAAACAAGATATTTATACATTTGATAATATTAAAAGTAAAATTATAGAATATTTTGGAGATAAATTTAGTAATGGTAATATTATTTATTTAACAATTGATAAAATGATAAGAAATAAAATAGCTTTTTCAAATTCTAAAAGTATAAAAGGATATTTGATTTTTAAAAATAATTTCTTTATTTTTCAACCATTTGAAGAAAAATGCCATGATATTCCATTATTTAATAGAAAAAATAAAGAAAAAATCATAGCTAATAAAAAACTTACTAGTAAAAAATATGTTCCTAAAAAATCTTCTAAAGAACCACGACCCGAAATACCAAACCAACAAAGTATATTTGTTGATATAGAAATATTTGATTATATTCAGAGAAATTATGATGATAACAAAGATATTTTAGATCTTACTTTTATTGATAGATTAAATAATTCAGAAATAGATGGAAAAAACATTCATTTATTAACATATGTTTTAGATAATCTTGAAATTAAATATAAAAATTCTCTTTATACAACACTTTTTATATTAAAAAGAGATAAGAAATTAAATGAATATTATGATTTTATTTATAATTATGTTATTGATAGTTTTGTATTTAAAGATGGACATACTTTAAAGATATGTGATAAAGAAAATAAAAGTGTGCCTTTTGGATTTTATTTATTAGTAAATCCAAAAGATAATAGTAAAAACTATGTTACAAATACTCCTTTAACAGAAAATATGAAAGATTTTCAATTTTTTGAATTTAAAGATGATAATTCTATAAATATGAAAAATACCGATATTGGTAAAATACAAAAATATGTGGCAACATATGTTGTTAATGATTTTAAAAGAAAATATAATTCAGATAAATCTAAAATGATATTCGGATATTTATCAATGAATAATAAATCTAAATATGTATTGAAACTTGTTACAAATAAACATAAGAATGGGAGAATTATTGGTAAAACAACTTCTGTTAAAAAAGAAGAAATGAAAGAACTTATACGTATTATAAATGATAAATATTTATGGCCTGAAATTTGTAATAGAGATACTGAAGGTGGTTTATCTATTGATGATTTTTCTAAATATTTAGAAATGATACTAAAAGAAAATAATAAATTTATTAGATTTGATCTTCACTATTTTTTATATTTACAAATTTGAAATTATTTAAAATATTGTAATAATTATAAATATATGAGTATTAAGAATAACCAAATTCTACAAACAAGTCTTAAAATCGAATCTAAATACCTTTCAAAAAATATTAATAATATTATTCTTCAAAAATTAAAAGAAAAATATGAAGGTAAATGTTCTGAACATGGTTATATTCTAAATGATTCTACAAAATTAATTAATAGAAAATTAGGTAATATTATAACAATTGACAATAATAGTTATATTAATTATATTGTTAATTACAATGCTGATATCCTTTATCCTTCTGAAGGAGATGAAATAACAACAATTGTAGATCGTGTTAATAAAATGGGTATTCTTGGTTATATTAAGTTTAAAGAAAGTGATGAATTTGAAAAAAGCCCTTTAATTATTATTATCCCTAATGAATATTTTACTGAAAGTAAAAGAGATATTAATAGTATTACAAAAGGTCAAAAATTAAATGTTAAAATTTTAGGTTGTAGAATTAAATTTGGACATGAAAAAATTCAGATTGTTGCTCAACCGGTATGAGTTAAAAAAATATAATTAATATAATCTTAATATTATGAATAATTTAACATTAAATGAAAAAAAGATATATATATATAAAAAAATTAATATGATAGAAAATCATAAAAAAATATTAGATTATATTTTTTTTTATAAGATAATTTATTCAGAAAATAGTAATAGTTTTTTAATTAATATAAGTAAATTATCGGAAAAAATTATTAATAATTTATATCAATTAATTTTTAATATTATTGAAAAAAATAATGATTATGAATATTTAGATACCGAAGAATTAAAAGAATATTTAAATATTCAAGAAAATAATAATGAAACTAAAATAGTTACTATAATTGATGTTAGTCTTAACGATTTTACCAATGAAGAAAAAGAACTTATAAGTTTATCAAAAAATTATAAATTTGAATAATATTTAAATATATTTTATAAACAAATTATAATATGGAACACTTTCTTACATTTGGAGATAATACTGATAACTATTCTAAAAAAATTGAGATAAATAATTATACACAGGGAGAGAATGAAGAAAAAGTAAATACAAATATTCTTAAAACAAAAAATATCTTAGAAATTATCCTTTCTACAAAAGATTATAATTACCAAATTCTTGAAAATACAGAAAAAACTAATTATGTTCTAAAGAAATCTTTGGAATTATCAACATTTTTAGATCTTAATTATGATAATTATAATTACAATAAAAGAAAATTTAATAAAACGAATATTTGTAATTCTCTTCAAAAATCTAATCAGCTTTCATCTATATTCTTTTATAATGATTATTATGGAATAAATATTATCATTTGTAATAAATTAAATGATTGTACTAAATATTTTAAGACTTGTGTAAAAGAATTAGAAAAAGTATTTATTCTCTATGATGATGGTAAATTTTCTCTTCTTCAAGAAACCCCTGAAATAATTATGTTTAATAGTATTGATGAAAAAATGGGTCCTGTTGATGATCCTTATTATGCTCTTTCTAAGGTGATACATTTTGATATTAAACCAGATAATATTATTTACAATCTTTCATTAAAGCCTATTGCTTCATATAAAGCAGATGAAATTATTAATCTTGCCAAAGAAAATAATTTGGTTTTAACAAAATCTAATGGTAAAAAGAAAACAAAGAAAGAATTATACGATGAAATTAATCTTGCGAAACTTTGAATAAATATACAATAAAATAACTAAAATAAATATATACTTAACATTTTTTTTGTAAAATGTATTTTTTATAATATAATAAGTTTGTTTAACTTTAAAAGTAATATCAATTTCTTTTAATGATGAAATATCATATTGTAAATGTTCTAAATATTTTTTTCCACTAACATTTCCAGCCAAATGAATAACACTTGGTTGTAAATCATTTAAATTTAATAATTTATTATCTTTTATTTTTAATCCAATATCCCCGTTAAGAATATAACTTGGTGTTATAAATAATGTCGCATCTGTTATAAAAAATAATTTCATTTCTAAATCAAAAGCTACATTGTCATTAAAATAACCTCTATGGAGAACACACATATTATTTAATAATTCTTGATCATCATTATTATATTTTTTATATAGTTCTTTACTTTTTAAAGTTTTTAACAGATCTTTTATATTTTTAGAATATCCCATATAAGAACCACCGCAAAGAACATTACCATCACATTTTGTAAATGTAAATGTTGGGAAAAATCCATTTTGTAAACCGAAAACTATATTTTTTTTATAAGAATGAAATTTCTTTAAAATTTCATCTTCACCTTCTAATAAAAAAACATCATATGCATCAATAAACATAATTATTTCATTCTCTTCTTGTTTATCTAAATATTCATCCATCAAATCATATCTCATTGTAAAACCTTTCCATTCTTTCTCCCATCCTAAATTAATTAATTCTAAATTATTACGCTTACAAGATTCTTGTAAAATATCATAATATCCTTTATTATGTGTTCCAACAGTTATGATTTTCATTTTATTTGATAAAGAAAATAAATTTGATAATTAATTTAAAAAAACTTTAATATATAATAATATACAAAATGGCAACAAAAATTTTAAGCGATACTTCGGCTTTTATAGATAAATCAGTTATTATGAAATATTTTAAACAATCATTAAATAATGAATTACTTGAATATGAATGTGTTATTGATCAAAAATTGATTGATAAAAAAACATTTTTAAGAGTTTTAAGTAAACTTAAAGACTTTAATGACTTTAATTATGAAGAACATTCATTAGATATTCGTTGTCTTAACGGAAGGAGATTTTCTGATGTTCGTATTACCATTAATGGTCTTGATGATATTAAGAAATATTGTAAAACTGATACACTTGATGTTGTCGATAAAGTATTTGTGAAAAAACAATTACATAAAGAAAAATTTGGAGAAGCTCCTGAATACACTTATAAATTAAATAATTCTGATTATGATTACAGAATCAATATTAAATCTGAAGTCCCCTTAGAAGAAGATAATCCTGAAGTTCTTGATACATTAATGGATTATTCAGAAAAGAATAAACATTTTCGTTATAAGAAAAGATATAGTTTTGTAACATATGATAAATTATTTAGATTTGATTTAACTGTTGTTAAATCCCCAAATGATAATGAAAGGACTTATTCTAAAACTTTTAAAGGTTCACAAATTTTAATGAAAAAAGAAAATTATGAAATAGAAATTGAATATATTGGTTCTCAATTGAAACCCGATGGAAGCAAAAGTATTGATTCTTTCTATCAAGATATCCTCGATGGAAAAGAATATAAATCCCCTTATAATCTATATTTTAAGAAATCCCCTAATCCTTATGGTTTATTTACACCAGTAGATTTCTTGGGAGCAGGACATGGACCGGTAGATTTTACACAAAGTCCTTTTCCAAATTCTACATATTCACCTGATAAACCTATTCCAGAACAAGTTTCTGTTTTTAAAGATGTTTCTGAAATTAAGAAAAAAACAAAAGAAGAAAAATTAGATGAAATTGATGGACAAATAGAAGTTTTACAAGAAGCTATTCAGGATCTTGATGAAGATAATATGGGTGAAAAAGAAGGATTGGAAGAACTTATTAAAGAACTAGAACAAGAAAGAAAAGAAGTTGAAGCTATGACTGGTGGCGCCGGTCAAAAATTACCTGATTGGGCAAAGGTTACTGAAAAGAAAGTTTTACTTGATAAAGATTTACTTTCTGAAAAATTATTTGAATTATTTGGAGAACATCTATATTATATATATACTATAATTTATGATACTCAATTTATTATGAGTATAAAAGAAAAAAATGATATTCTTGAAAGTTATTTTAGAATATTACATCCTGAAAGAAAAGTTGATAGAAGGACAAAAAGACCCATAGAATTAACCGATAAACAGAAAAGATTACATCTCCCACAACCTATTACATTGTCTACTTCTGATGTAAATCCTATTAATCCTAATAATATTTTATTGAAATACGCTGTAACTGAAAAAGCTGATGGCGATAGATATTTATTGTATATTAAAGATAATCATGGTTATATGATAAATGTTAAAAAAGAAGTTATTGATACTGGTGTAGAATTTCCTGATTTAGGAAAAGATTATGTATTTGATGGAGAATATATTACTAAAAATATTAATGATGAAGATATCAAATTATTTATGATATTTGATGTTTATTATGAAATATTTGATTCAACAATAAATTATGTTCATAAATTTCCATTTTATTTAAATGCCCCTAAAGCTGATTTTAGACATAGAATAATTAAAGAATTTAATCAAAATGTATTAACTACTATGAAAGTTGATGAAAATAGTATAAGAATAGGCGTTAAACATTATGATTATGGTAAAATAATTAGTGAAAATGAAATTGGTTCTGTTAAATATCTGAATGATTGTAAAATGCTTTTGACAAGATGTAATAATATCTTAACAAAATCAGAAAAGAAAGCTTATGAATATAGAATTGATGGTTTAATATTTATACCATTATTTAATGCCGTAAAAGCTGAAACAAGTACAGATAAACCAGATTATATTGGTGGAAAATGGAACAGGAATTTTAAATGGAAACCACCCGAAGAAAATACAATAGATTTTCAAGTTAAATATATTAAAGAAAAAGTTGGATCAAGAACAAAAGATAAAGAAGTTCCATATACTATTCGCAATGATGATGGTTCTGAAATTATGAATAAATATAAACAATTACAACTTCTTGTTAAATATGATAAAAAAGATGATAAATCACTTGATTATTGTATGAGAATATTAGATGATACAGTTGAAGATAAAGGTGAATTGATTTTATTTAATCCTGATCCTGAAAGATCATTACATCAAACAAATATTCCTCTTAATATCTCAAATAAAAAAGTTATCTGTGAAAGAGATGGAAGAGAAATTAATGATAATGATATTGTTGAAATGAGATATGAAAGAGATGGAAAAAATAATATGATATGGACACCATTAAGAATAAGAGATGATAAAACAGAACCTCAATATTTTGTAGTAGCAAATAATGTATGGTCAACAATTAAATATCCTGTAACAGAAGAATTAATTCGTAATAAAGTTCTATTAAAAGATTTTGATTTTGAATCAAATACTCCTGAAGATGAAAAGAATAAATATTATGTTTCTTCTGATTTTAATCCTATAACAGAATCATTGAGGAAATTACATAATTATATTAAGAGTAATTTAATTGTTGGTGTTTGTTCTACTGTTAAAAAAGCTGGCGGTATCAATATTTTAGATATGTCTATTGGAAGAGGGGGGGATATTCAGAAATATATTCAAAGAGATGCTAATCCTAAATTTATTTTAGGATTAGATATATCTTCAAATGTAACTGAAGCTTGTTATAGATATTATCATGAAAGAAAAGATAAACCTATGGCGGCATTTTTAGTAGCAGATACGAGTCAAAATATAATGAAAGGAGATTGTTATGAAAATGTTGAGGCAAGTGAAAAAGAAATTTCACATTCTCAAAATATGTTAAATATATTGTTTAATGGTAGAAAAGCAGTTCCAAAAGAATATAAAAATATTCAGAAAAAATATAATAATTTAGGATTAGAAAAATTTGATGTTATTAGTTCTCAATTTACTTTTCATTATTATTTTGAAGATGAAGGAACATTTGATGGATTTATGACAAATATAAAAGAAACTATTGCTCCAGGAGGTTACTTTATAGGAACTTGTTATGATGGTGGTAGATTATTTGATCTTTTAAAAACTAATGGAGATCAAGAATTTAAAGATGATAATGGTGAATTGATTTATTCAATAAAGAAAGCTTATGAAATAGAAGATTTTACTTATGATCCTGGAAATGTTGATAATATGTTTGGACAAAAAATTGATGTATTTATGGAATCTATTGGTCAAACCTTTTCAGAATATTTAGTAAATTTTGATTTCTTTAGAGATTACATGGAAAAAAATGGTTTTAAATTAATGTCACCAACAGTTAAGAAAAGATATTCAAAAATATTTAAACAAAATAATATTACAAAAGGTTTTGGAGATTTTGGTAAAGTAATCGCTAATTTAACTGAAATTAGAGATGATGAAGAAGTTTTACAAGATGGAGGTTATTATGAAAAAGCATTAGATATTATAAAACCCGAATTAGAACCATTAAGATTATTATCATCATTGAATAATTATTTTATCTTTCAGAAAGTTTAAATGAAATAATTGCTGGAAAGTGGTATTACATTTGACCTGATCCAGCGGAAACACCAAAAAACCACTTAACAAATCTTATAGAATTTTTTAAATTATTGGAGAATAATGTATTATGGTCCGCCTGCTCACTCCCGTCTCTCATTCCTTGGCCGCCGGGCACGCCGCCGGGCATGGTTGTGGGCGGCCCAAATGGAAAATTTCTAGGAAATCTACAATCACTCATTCTGACATAATGACTATACATTCTTTTACAACCCAATCTTGCTCGTGGCTTACTGGGATCGTTTGTGCTTCCAGGAAAGTCTGGATCATAGAGAACCCCGCTCCCTATTTTACCAACTTGAATAATAGAATCAATAGCATCAATAATATCCATGATATCTTGTACACTCTTATTATTGATATAATCAAAAAGCGAGACTTGGTCCTGGCCAAATAAAGCGCGCAGCCGCGCGCTGGTGATGGTTGCTGCTTTTAAAACATGTACTAAATTTAGTATAAATTGTGGTTCACGAGCACTAGTTTTTGTGTTATCGCATTTATAAATACCAAAATTATTAAGATTATGATCATAATATGAAGTAATATATTGTAATATCATGTAAAATAATCCAACAGCTCTCATATCTTCTTTTTGATCGTCACTGGGGCTTCCGCTGCCGGGTGATAATTCAAAATCGGGATGAAAAGGTCTTCTATCAAAAAATTGCGGTTGATCATTATCTATGATTTGACCTTTATAATTTGTATCATTTATTGGGTGCGAAGTTGTACATAAATTATCTGGTTTAAGATCAGTTGATATAAAATGATGTTTATACATCATTTCTTGTAAAAGTTCCCCGATTACCTCAAAATGCCTAGTGAGTTGAACGTGAGTCGCCCTCGCCGCCCAGCCCATTCTGGCTTTACTAGTATGTTCTAAATTACAAACCTTGGTTAATACATAAGCATAACGCCCCTGATTATAGACCTCTCCATACATATCTAAAATACTATATGATGATATT